CATCTTCAAGTTCAACATCTTCAACTTCCACTCCTACTTATTCATACTAAAGACGTAAGATGATATCAACCGATTTACAGCGAGTACAGATTCAGGATATTATTGAGTATCAGTTACCTGCATTTGTAAGGGATGATTTTCCACTTGTTGGTGAATTTTTAAAGCAGTATTATATTTCTCAAGAATATTCAACTGCACCCTCTGATATCATACAGAATATTGACGAATACGTCAAACTTGAAACTCTTTTAGAAGGAGAAGATGAAACTCGTCTTGATGTTGATATTGATTTTAGCGATTCAACTATAAATGCAACTTTTGATTTACGTAATGATCAGTTTGGTACTTATAAATTTCCAGAGAGATATGGACTTATTCAAATTGATGATGAAGTAATATTATATACAAGTAGAAATAATTATCAATTCTTTGATTGTGTTCGTGGATTTAGTGGTGTAACTGCGTTTAGTGATAATGATGAAGAACTGACATTCACCAGATCTGGGGCAACATCGCACACACAGGGTGCGAAGATTATAAATCTAAGCAATATTTTATTAAGAGAGTTTTTAGTAAAACTTAAAAAACAAATTGCTCCTGGATTTGAAAAAAGATCTTTGAGTTCTGATGTAAATGAGAGACTTTTCTTATCAAGAACAAAGGATTTTTATCAATCAAAAGGAACAGACGAATCTTTTAAAATTCTTTTTGCTGCTTTATATGGAGAAAAAGTAGAGGTTATTAAGCCAAAAGAGTTTCTCTTTAAGCCTTCTGATGCTGAATATAGAAAAACAAAAGATATTGTCGTAGAGGCAATTGTAGGTGATCCTACAAATTTAAAAAATCAAACTCTTTATCAAGATTCATATCCAGAATATGGGATACCTCAATCTTATGCTACTGTTATTGATGTAGAAAAACTTCAAAGAGGAAGTAAAACTTTTTATCAACTAAGTGTTGACTTTGATTATGGTAAAGATATTATTCTTTCTGGCGGAACTATCTCCGGGGATTTTTCCGCACATCCGAAAACTCAAAATACTATTTTAGTATCAACTGGTTCATCAATTATTGATGTTGATTCAACTATTGGTTTTCCTGAAAGGGGAGAACTGAGCATCAATGGACAAAGTGGTATTCTAACTTATAGATCTAAAAACCTAACTCAATTTACTGACGTAGGTGTAGCACATACTACAGTCGTTGGAACTGGTGCTCAAATCGATCTGGGAACTGAATTAAGACTAAACGTTAGTGCATATGGTTTCTTAGGAATTAACCCTGTCTCAGTCGCTTCTAGCGATGCCTCAGCGGTAGGAGTAGCAACAACATCTAAGATTGAAGTGCGGTTAGGAAATGTACTTTCTAACAATGTCGTCTATGATGAAACTTCTTATTACAATGATAAAGATACTATCAACATTAAGTCGCTTGGTATTTCTACAATATCTCCTCTTACAGATAATTGGTTCAATAACGTAAGTGTTAGATATGATGTTAGATCAATTGAATTAATTGACTCATCCAACTTTACTTACAGAATTACACTATTTGCAGATAACGACTTTAAGATTGGTGACAAATTAACCGTGCTTCAGGCAGATAGCACTGAAAGGCAAGGAGTTATTATAGATTTTGATAATTCAAAACAATTCCTCCTGTCAAGAACTGGTTTATTAACTGGTACACACTTTAGTGTAAGAAGAAATATTCTTAAACCAGATATTAGTAATGTTAATAACAAAAAATATTCTTACGCACAAAATATTCCGGCGAATGTACAGAATACGTATGCAAAATATAACGGTGATGTTTTAGTTGCATCTTCATCTATTCCTTTTTATCATGACACTCCTTTAAGTTTCTATGATAGAAAAGTATCTCTGGATGGTGTTTATCAAGGAGAGACATTTTCTATTGATAGAAATCACGGTTTTGTAACAGGAGACAAAGTTTACTATGATTCTTATGTTTACACTGATCAGGATGGTGCTCCTGTAGAAAGCAGATTTCCTGAAATTTTACCGGGATTATTTTATGTAAAAAAAGTTGATGATACATCATTTAAAATTGCCTCTAGTTTAACTAATCTTGATAGCGATACTTTTATTTCAGTATCTGGAATCGTAACTAGTAATTTCCTCTGTGCAAACAATTTTTATAATAAAAATTTAGAAAATCAACAATTAGTAAGAGAATTTAAAAAATCTCCTGTTAACAATGGTGGAGATTATGTAACACTTCCAGGTAGAACTGGTATGTTGGTAAATGGTGTTGAAATTTTAAATTATAAATCTGGAGATAGTATTTACTACGGAACAATTAATAATGTTATTGTATCAGCTGGTGGTGATGGTTATGATGTTATAAATCCTCCAATTCTGTCAATCCAAGATACTACTGGAATTGGTGCAACTGGACTTGTAAATGTAAAGGGAGAATTAGATAGAATTGATATTATTGATGGAGGGTTTGATTATATTTCAGATCCAATAATCACAATTACAGGTGGAAATGGCTCTGGTGCAAGTGCTACTGCAAATACAAAACTGATCAATCACTCAATTTCATTCTTTGCAACAGCAGATAATCCTCAAATAGGATTATCTTCAGAAACAATTGGATTTACTACTTTCCATAAATTTAGAGAATCTGAAAAGGTAGTTTATAAAACCGATGGACAAACTGCCCTGGGTGGACTTTCTGACGATGCCGAATACTATATTAAAATTGTTGATACAAAAACTGTAAAATTATTCTTAACTGAAGCGGATTCTATCCTCGGAACTAATCCAGTAAATATTTCAGCATATAGTGATGGCATTCATAGATTTGAATCTTTTGAAAAGAAACGTATCGTTTCTAACGTAGTTGTAACCTCGTCTGGTTTAAACTATGAAAATAAACAGAGAACATCTTCAATTGCTGGTATTAATACTGCTTTAGATCAGATTAATATCAAGAACCATGGTTTTGTATCTGGAGACACCGTAACATACTCTGGAGACGCTTCTGGACTTAGTTCAGATCAGAATTACATTGTTACTGTCGTTGATACAGATAACTTTAAGTTGTCATCTGTGGGTGTAGGAACAACTGCAAAGATGTTCTACTATGACACCAATCAATATGCAAAAATTGAATCTAGTGGAACTGGATCTCATACATTTAACTATCCTCCAATTTCAGTAACTATATCTGGAGAAATTGGAATTAATACCGTAAGTGGACAAGACTTTAATGCTAAACTTCAACCAGTATTTAAAGGATCTATTGAATCAATTCACTTAACAAACAATGGTGTTGGATATGGATCAAGTGAGATTATTAACTTTAACAGACAACCATCCTTTAGATTACTTAGTGGTAAAGATGCAAGTCTCTTACCTATTGTTAATGATGGTAGAATTCAGGAAGTATTAGTGTTAAATGGTGGTTCTGAATTTAACTCAGCACCTCAATTAGTAATCAATGGTGAGGGTAGTTTTGCTAAAATAACTCCTGTTATTGTTAATGGTGAGATCGATAGAGTTATTATTGATAATCCGGGTATTGATTACACTGATACTACTACTGTAAGTATAATATCAAATGGATTAGGGGCAAACTTAACTGCTGAAATTAATCAGTGGACTTTAAATCTTTTTGAAAAATATAAAAATATTATAAGTGATGATGATGGTATATTAGATGCATCTCTATCTGATGATTATGGAATACAGTATACTCATCTTTATGCTCCAAGAAAACTTAGACAAAGTGTATTTGGCAAAACTTTATCCGGTACTACAAATTTTGGATACAGTGATTTAGCAAAAGGAACAAAATATGGAGTTTCTGATTTAAGAATTGATGCAGCTAACGAAGAAATTGTTTCCGAATTCCACTCTCCTATAATTGGTTGGGCATATGATGGTAATCCCATCTATGGCCCCTATGGTTTTGATACCAAAACTGGTGGAGTTATCAGAGCGATGAGAAGCGGATATAGTTTAGTGCAATCTTCAAATCGTCCTCCGTTATCATTATGGAACAATGGATTTTTCTGCGAAGATTACAAATTTACTGGGGATGGAGATCTCGATGAATATAACGGTAGATATTGTATAACTCCAGATTATCCTAACGGTGTATATGCGTATTTTGCAACCATAAGTGACGGTGCTGTCGCTGGTGATGGATTGTTTGAAAACTTTAAATTACCACAATTCCCTTACTTTATTGGTAATAAATTTAAATCTCAACCAAACGAATTTAATTTTAAAAATAGTTCGTATCAGGGAAAATATGATATTGTAAGTGATATGTGGTTGAGAGACACCACATCTTATGGATTAACAAAAGATAATGTTTCATATGAATTTGTAACTGAACCATATAAGGTTTATACAGAATCAATTGATATTACTTCTACTTCCGTTGGCACTATTGATAATGTTGGTATTATCACAGGTGGTAGTGGATATAAAGTAGGAGATAAAATAGTCTTTGAACCTTTAACAGGCGCAAGTTCTGCTAATGCAAAAGTTTCAAGAGTTTCTGGTAAAGTCATTGATGATATAAGTGTTGAGTCTTTATCTTTATCTGAATTAGAAATTTCTCCGATTGATTCTTCGGGAAGATTTGTAGCATTTGCATCATCATCTCACAACCTTACTAATACAGATCTAGTCACTTTGTCTGGATTTAATACTTCAATTAATATTTCCAACAAATCTTATAACATTGGAGTTACCTCTAGTTTTTACAATTTAAGTTCTGGTGTCAGCACTTCTGGCAATACGGGTATTGTTACATATTTCTCTGTTGGAGGAGGAATTATTAATCGTGGACTTCTTTCCATCAGAGAAAATGATATCTTAACTTTGGGATCTGAAAAAGTTCGCGTACTTAACGTTGATAATAAAAGCTCACGTTTCAGAGTTGAAAGAGCTGTTAGCAGCACAGTTTCTGCTGCTCATACTGCAACTACATCACTAATTGAAGATAGTCGTAAGTTTACTTTCTCAGCAAGTAGAGAAAATAAAGTTGATTTTGATCTGAATAAACAAGTATATTTTGATCCCCGCGAAACCTTAGGTGTTGGTACTTTAAGTGGTGTTGGAATTGGTTCAACGGTATTCTTCTCCAATCCAGGTGCGGGTATCACTCAAAAATTTGTATCTACAAAAACATTATTCATTCCTAATCATGAACTTTATACTGGAGATGTAGTTGTTTACAATAACGGCGGCGGAACATCAATCGAAGTTGATAAAAATCCAACTGTTGGAACCACTTACAGAATTGCTAATGATACACCTCTCTATGTTGCTAAAATTAGCGCGAATGAAATTGGTATTCAAACATTTAAAGTAGGAATTGGATCTACTGGAACTTTTGTTGGTATCGCTGATACCACAATGAATTCTGGATTACTGCACTTCACTGGTATTGGAACTGGTGTAATGCATAGTCTTAAGACTCTTAGAAGCAATGTTGTTACTGCTGAGGCTATAAGAAATAGAGTTACTGTTGCAACTGCTTCTACTCATGGATTGTCTATTGATGACAAAGTAAGAATGTCAGTTAAACCTGGTGTTATTACTAATATTAGTGTTAAGTATAATGATCATAACAGAAGAATCGTATTTAATCCTTTGGGATTTACCACTGCAGGTGTAAGTACATCTCAAAATACTATTGAAATTTCAGATCATGGATTTAATACTGGTGATAAAGTAATTCTTGATTCTAATCCAGCTCCTACTGGACTTGAGGATCAAAAAATCTATTACATTAATAAACTTTCTAAAGATAAAATTAGACTTTGCAAATCAAGATATCAGTCTGAACAGTTCAATCCAAGTTTCATTTCAATTGATATTGCAAGAAAAGGAACTTTACTACCAATTAATCCATCTTTAAATGTATACTCAGGTAACACTGTTGTATTTGACTTAAGTGATTCTTCACTTTCTTCACTCAATAATTCTTCGTTATATTCTGCATTTGATCTCCATCTTTACACAGATTACAATTTTACTGATGAATTTAGTGGATCATTAACAAGCAGTAAGTTTGAAGTTACTAAGTTAGGTAAAGTTGGTATTGATGCGAACGCAAAACTTACTTTAGTAGTTAATGATGATGTTCCCAAGAATATTTTCTATAAATTCTCACCGATCAATACCGACTACACTACAGAATCAAAGAAAAATATCGTCATTGACAAAGAAATTGATGGATTTAACAAGATTAATGTTATAAACAGCGTGTATACAGGAGAATTTTCTGTAGTCGGTGTTGGTACAACCACCACCTTTAAATATGATGTTAAAAAACTTCCAGAGAGAAGTTCTTATAATAAGTTTAATGGTGGATTATCTTACGATACTAGTTCAATCAATGCATACGGTGGAATTTCTGATATCATTATTTCTTTTAAAGGAGCAAACTATAACGAGATTGTTGGAGTATCCACTGTTGAGGGAACTATAACAGGATCTGGTGCTGTTCTTGAACCCTTTAGTAATACAATCGGAAAAGTTCTTTCAACAAAAATTTCAAATATTGGATTTGACTATCCAACCGATTTTACTATTCGTCCAACTACTAATTTACCAGAGGTTCTTTTACTTGAATCTCTAACTTCATTTGAAGAAATTGGAATTTCATCCGTTGGTAGAAATTACTCACTTGCTCCAAATTTAGTTGTTTTAGATGGATTAACTGGTAAACATATTGATGATGTTGATCTTTTCTATAGTTTAGGTGATTCTAAAGTCACCATCAGAAATAACACCAAAGGACTTAATAATGTAACTCCAACAATTATTCCTATAAGTAACTCAAACGGTGTTCCTATTGAAAGAATAACATATAATACTTCAACTAAGTTAGCGACTGTTGGTTTTGACACTGGATTCTCCGATAAGTCCCCGTTTGCCGTAGGTGATAAAGTACTTATTGAGAATGTTAGTGTTGGTGTTGGTTCCACAGGAACAGGATTTAATTCATCTGACTATGGATATCATCTGTTCACACTAACTGATGTAAACATTCCTGTAGGTGGTAATGTTGGTGTTGTTACATTTAGTATGGATGAAGTTCTTAATGATAATATTCATGCAGGAAACTACGATACAATAAATTCTGCTGGAAGAATAATAAATCAAAGTTCTTTCCCACAATTTAATATTAAACTGAAAAAGAATAATTTCTTACTTGGTGAAACAGTTGTATCAAACGGTGGTGAAGGAAAGGTTGATAGTTGGAATAATAGAATTGAACTTTTGAAAGTTTCGACATCAAGAGACTTTTTAGTTGGTGATATTGTAACTGGACAAACTTCAGGAACTCAAGGCACCGTTAAATCTAAAATTGATTATAATTCCGATATAGAAACGGCATCTTCATCTATAGTAGAGAAGGGTTGGAATAAAACGACTGGATTCTTTAATGATAATCAGCAAAGAATTCCTGATAATTTCTATTATCAAAACTTTTCTTATGCAATTAAATCTAAAATTCCTCTACAAAATTGGGATGATGCTGTAAGTTCTTTAACTCATACTGCAGGGTTCTTGAAATTTAGTGATTTAGTCATTGAATCTGCTGATGATAGAGTTGGAGGAACAGTATTTACTGATTCTTCTTCAACAGTATCACTAGTCGTTGATATTCTTCCTACTACAACGTATGGAAATGGCAATTTTGGTGGAGGAATTAGCTTAAATTGCTATCCAGCATTTGATTTAGTGACTGAAAACTCAAAAATTGCTTCTGGAACCATCTATTCCGATAGAATTTTCTTAGAAAATAGAGTTTTAACTGATTATTTTGAGTCTGTAGGTAATAGAGCCTTAATAATTGACGACATCAGTAAGCAATTTAATAGTGTAGAACGTCCCACTAAGTTTAGTGTTGTTAAAAAATTCCCAGTTGATCAAAAATCTAAGAAAATTTTAACTTATGTTCGTGATAAAGTAATTACTTCCGAAATACAGGCGTCACTTGTAACTTTAGTTCATAATGGATCAATCGCTGAAGTATTAAATTATGGCAGGGTAGAATCAACGTTGGATTTGGGATCTTTTGACTTCAGTATTGCAGGATCTGAGGGACAACTTTTATTCTTCCCCACAAAATTTAGAACACAAAACTACAATGTATCATATTGTAGTTTCGATCTTGACAATACTATCTCTGGTATTGGATCATTTTCACTGGGTGAAATCTGCAATATTGAATCTTCTCAAGTTGTAGTACCTGCAGCAACAAAAACAACAATTGTAGGGATAGCATCAACATATAGATCATCAAAAGTTCTAGTTGAATTGCAAGATCAAAGAGGAATTACTGCTTTTAATGAACTTAATATTATTCATGATGGAACTGACGCTCAACTTCTTGAATATGGCGATGTTTCAACTGATTTTGGATCAACTGTAACTGGACTTGGAACATATTCAATCGACATGTCTGGAGGTGATGTAAATGTTGAATTCACCCCTGCAGTTGGACTTGCTCTCACTGCTAACACAGTAAGAGTTTCTTTATCAAGCACTGAATCTGTTGGTGTTGGAACAACAGTTATTGGACTTGCTGGACAAAATATTTCAGAACTTCAATCATTCCACACTACACTAGCATCATCATCTAATCCTGGAATCCATACTATTGCTTCTTATACTTGTGCGGGCACAAATGACTATCAAGCAGCATATTACATTGTAAGTATAGAAGATACTACAAATGATGAATATCAATTATCTGAGATCATTGTTGTTAATGATGACTCTAGAACATTTATTACTGAATATGGTGTATTAACTACAGGAAGTGGTATCGGTACAATTGGATCTCTCACTGATGGTACCGAAACTCATCTTCAATTTACACCTCCTGCTAATACTGATGTTCAAACAAAGGTATATCAGCAAGCAATTCAGTTAGTAGCTGTTGATGATACTCTTGATCATGAAATTGATTTAAACAATGCATCTATTACAGCAGGTTATGGTTTCTATGAAGGTACTGCCATTGATGTTAGAAGGCAATTTGAATTAAATCACAAAGGAAGGCCTATTTTCCAAAGAACTTTTGATGGTGGTGATACAAATGTTGTAGATCTAACTAATAATCAAATTACTGTTCCAAATCACTTCTTCACTACTGGAGAACCTCTTAATTATTCCGTTGGAGTTGCTACACATGTTCGTGTTGGTATTGCAACAACTACTTTTGCTGGAGTGGGTAGCACTGATTTTCTTCCTACTAACGCCTTTGTCTTTGCAATTAAAGTTAATGATTCTACTATAAAATTAGCTCGATCTGCCACTGATGCTAATGCATTGGAACCTACAGCGATTGATTTTACAAGTATAGGAATTGGAACATTCCACAAACTCACTTCTAATCAACAAAATTCTAAGTGTTTGATTGCCCTTGATAATTTCATTCAAAATCCAATTGTTTCTACTGCTACAACAACTGCTTTAGACAAAAAAATTGGTATAGCAGATGCCACGATAGAAACCATCGGAATTACTTCATTTTTTGCTGCAGATTTGATTCAAGTTGAATCCGAAATTATGAAAATTAACACTGTTGGTTTTGGATTAACCAATAGTATATTAGTTGATCGTGGGTGGATGGGCACTGGAATTACGACACACCCAGTTGGTGTTGCTGTAACTAAAGTTGATGGTGCTTATAATATTATTGATAATACCATTAACTTCTACATTGCACCTCAAGGTGCAACACCTATTAGTTCAATTACTAATCCACCTGATTCTAGAGACTTTACTGGAATTACTACTCATTCTAAATTCCAGGGAAGAACATTCCTTAGATCAGAATCTAAAGGTAGCACAAAGGCTGCATATCACTCCAATTATGTTTTTGATAGTATTGCGGATCAATTTGATGCAACTACTAAGACATTCACCCTTAAATCTGAGCAAGAAGATGTTGTTGGATTCTCCACAAATAATGGAGTGATTCTGATCAACGGGGTATTCCAAGGGCCAACCGGTGATTTAGTTCCTCAAGATTACTCATTAAGTGAAGGTTCTGGAATTAGTAGTGTTACTTTTACAGGAACTGCTACTTCTGTATCTTATGATCCAAATAATGCAAACATCCCTGTTGGAGGATTAATTGTATCAGTTGGTTCAACCGCAGGACTTGGTTATCAACCACTTATCTCTGCAGGGGGTACTGCAATTGTATCTGCAGGAGGAACAATTGTATCAATTAGCATTGGAAATACTGGTTCTGGTTACAGACAAGGATCTCAAACAGTAAATGTTGGTGTTTATACCTCATCAACTGGAAAAACTGGTATTGAGTTTATTGGTACTGCTGCAGTAAGTAATGGTAATGTAGTAAGTGTTGCTGTTACTAACCCTGGATCTGGATATTTAATTGGATCTGAACCAATTGTCGTCTTTGATGAACCTTTATCATATTCTGATATTCCTCTAATCTACTCTGACGATTCTCCTTCAGGATTTGGTACTGAGGCAACTATTGATATTGTTGTTGGACAAGGATCAAGTGTCATTGATTTTGAAGTCAAAAACTTTGGATATCGTTATGGACAAAAACAAATTCTGACTGTGGCAACTGGTGGAGCAACTGGTATTCCTACCGATACAAACATTAATTTTAAAGAATTCCAGATTACAGTTGAAAAAACCGATTCAGATAAATTCTCTGGATGGCATTTTGGTGAATTAGAGCGTCTTGATAACATTCATGATGAATTTGATGGTAACACTAGACAGTTTACTGTTAAGAGAAATGGTGCTCCTGTTACAATCAGATCAGCAGTTGGTTCAAATATAGATGTTCAAGCAACTTTACTTATCTTTATTAATGATATATTACAAATTCCAGGTGAATCATATACTTTTGATGGTGGAAGTGTAATAAACTTCTCTGAACCACCTAAAGGAAGATCTGCAGATGGTTCATTCCCTGGTGACAAATCCAAAATTCTTTTCTATAAGGGATCTGGTGATATTGATGTTACTTTCCGTGATGTCCTAGAATCTGTCAAAGCTGGTGATGAGTTAACAATCAGAACTAGTGAAACACTGGTTCCAAATTCGATTAATCAGTCAGGTAGATTATCAACTAAGATTATTTCTTCCGATACTGTCGAGACAAATCCATATTATGAAGCAGGTATTGACTCGAACCCAGATCATAAACGTGTAGTTACACTATGTCAGCAAACCTCTGACAAAGTAATTAACGGTAAAATTGTCAGTAAGGCAAGAGAATTAAACGCTGCTTTAATTAATCCAAGAACACACTTGATTCAATCGGTTGGTGTTGGATCCACTCAAATTTACGTTGAAAGTGTAATTCCTTTCTTTAATCCAGATGATGAGAATCAAACTGTTAAAAATCAGCAAACCATAAGTATCGTTTCTCAAAATAATATTGTGGCCGCTGCTGCGACAGCAGTTGTTTCCATCGCCAATACTGTCGAATCTATTACTATTGGATATGGAGGAACAGGATATACTTCCGCTCCTTCTGTTACAATTTCAAATCCAGTAGGATTTGGTACAACTGCAAGAGCAACTGCAGTTGCAACTCTTACAGGTGATACGGTTTCTTCGATTACTGTTTCCACACCTGGTATTGGATATACAAGAACCGTTGCTTCTCAAGTTCTTATTGAAGCACCTAAATTAGAAAGAGAACAAAATAGAACCTCTCTCTATCAGGGTGATTTTGGCGATATTGTCGGATTGAACACCACTTCTGTTGGTGTAGCAACCACAGGATATGTCATGGATTTATTCATTCCAATTAACTCATTCTTACGTAATACTAAAGTTGTCGGGGCTGCTGTCACTCTAAGTGATATATCAGTTGGAGATTACTTTACAGTTAAGAATAGTAATGTTGGAAGTGGCGTAACTTCACTATATCAAACTGGTGAAACATTAGGTATTACAACACAATTCCTTGATAGTGTTTATGAAGTTGCAGCAGTTTCTGTGGGAACAACTGCAGTTGCTGGTGTTGGTATCACATACGTTAAGAGAGTAACTGTTAGCGTCGAAGATTATGGAAATCGCACTGGTATTGGATTGACTGAATTCTATGGACAATTCTCTTGGGGTAAAATTACCCTTGGAGGTAGATTAAATGCAACTGCATTTGATGCGTATCTTCTCAAAGGTACCGCTGGTATTACAACTGGTGCTGTTATCAACAGAGTTCAACCTCTAAAATTAGTGGGATACTCCACAACTTAACTGATAAATAAGTAAAAAACTACGCAAAATGGCTGCGATTATAACTGATCAACTTCGTATATTAAATGCAAAAGATTTTGTTGCTAGTGTGGCTTCCACTAGTAGCACTTTGTATTCTTTTGTTGGACTTCCCAATCCTACTGATGTTGATGTAAGTTGGGATAGCAGTCCTCCTGATCCAAGGGATAACTTTAATCAAGAGAATGATTATTGGGATACAATGATTGCTCTCAAAAAAATTGATTCTGATGATGTTAAACAAGTTATCAGAAAAGTAACTTGGGCGTCTGGTACAACATATGATATGTATCGTCCAGACATTAAAGCAGAGAATCCTTCACAACCCTCAAGTTCTATTACTCTCTATGAGGCAAATTATTATGTAATGAACTCTGATTTTAGAGTTTATGTTTGCTTGCAGAATGGAACTAATCCAGAAAATCCAAGTGGTAAAGCATCTCTTGATGAACCAACTTTTACTGATTTAGAACCAAGAGAAGCAGGAACTAGTGGTGATGGTTATATTTGGAAATATCTTTACACAATAAAACCTGGAGATATTGTAAAATTTGATGCTACTAATTTTATGCCAGTACCAAAAGACTGGACAACTAGCACAGATTCAAATATAGCAGCAGTTAGAAACAATGCTGTTACGAGTGGACAACTAAAGATTGTTAAAATTAGTAATAGAGGTGTTGGATTAGGAACTGCAAATAGAACTTATACACGAGTTCCGATTAAAGGTGATGGAAATGGAGCAGAATGCACCATCTCTATCAATAATAATTCAAAAGTTGAATCTGTAGTTATTTCTAAAGGTGGATCTGGTTATTCTTTCGGCACTATAGATCTTGTCGCTGGTAATGTCCCTACCGGATCAACTGCTCCTATATTCGATGTAATTATTCCACCTCAAGGTGGACATGGATCTGACATATACAGGGAACTTGGAGCAAGAAATGCTCTAATTTATTCTAGAATTGAGAATGATTCAGAAAATCCAGATTTTATTACAGGTAACGAAATTGCTAGAATTGGATTAGTACAAAATCCCAAGGCATATAATACATCATCAAATCTAACACTTGATAAAGCATCTGCAACATATGCTTTAAAACTAACAGGTGCTGGATATAGTTCAGCAACATTTACACCAGACTCATTTATTACTCAAACAGTTGGATTTGGTTCTACGGCTGTTGGAAGAGTTGTTTCTTATGATCAGGTAACTGGAGTATTGAAATATTGGCAAGATAGATCAACTGCAGGATTTAATACTGATGGATCTAAAAATACGAGTCCTGAATATGGATTCAAAATGAATAGATTTGGGCCAAATATTGTTGATGGTGGTAATTTTAGTATTTTAGGTGGATCATCAACTTTAGCCATTCAAACTTCATTTACGGGTGTCTCAACTGAAATAAATAGTCGTACTTATTATTTGGGACAATCATTTAATAGTGGCGTTGCTCAACCAGAGGTTGAAAAGTATACAGGCAACATTATTTACGTAGATAATAGGCCTTCTATTACAAGATCGTCCAGTCAAAAAGAAGATATCAAAATTATCTTGCAGTTCTAAGGAATTATGTCACAGGAAACCAATCTCAATGTCGCTCCTTACTTTGACGACTTTGATCCCCAAAAAGATTATTACAAGGTTTTATTCAAGCCAGGTTATCCCGTACAAGCAAGAGAATTAACGTCTCTTCAGTCGATCCTGCAAAATCAAGTAGAGAAATTTGGACAGCACTTTTTTAAAGAAGGTGCTAAGGTTATTCCAGGAAACACAACATATTCTACTAATTATAAATGTGTTATTCTGGAAAATAACTATCTGGGAGTTCCTCTCTTTGATTATTTGGATCAAATAGTTGGAGCACAAATTACCGGACAAGATTCTGGTGTTACAGCGATTGTTGACAAATATATTACGGATGCAGAATCCGAGAGAAATCAAGTTACTTTATATGTAAACTATTCAGGATCTGGAACAGATAATCAAGAAACTATTTTTAGAGATGGTGAACTTTTAACCTGTGACGTTACAATTTCAACTGCTAATACTTTAATTGGACAGGGATCTCCATTTGCCTCTACCGTTCAAGAGAACGCCACAGCAGTGGGATCTGCTTATTTTATAAGTAATGGTGTATATTTTGGAAAAGGAACCTTTCTTAATGTTGCCGAACAAACTTTAATATTAAATCAGTATTCTAACGTTGCAAACTGCAGAGTTGGTTTACTAATTGAAGAAAAAATTGTTAACGCTGATCTTGATTCATCATTAACTGATAACTCCTCCGGTTTTAATAACTTTGGAGCACCTGGAGCAGATAGACTTCAAATTACTACTTCATTGCATAAAAAAGATCTTACTGATCTTGATGATAGTAATTTTGTTGAACTTGGAGTTGTTAATAGTGGAATTTTAAGACAAAAAGTTATAAGTAACTCTACACAGTTTGGTGATGAGTTAGCAAAAAGAACATTTGCAGAATCTGGTGATTATTATGTTAAGTCTTTTGGACTTGGCGTAAAAGAATCTTTAAATAATTTTAAAGGAAATAGAGGAATTTTTAATGCAGGACAAACCACATATAGTGGATCAACTCCAGATGAAGATTTAGCATTATATCAAATTTCTCCAGGTAGAGCGTTTGTAAAGGGTTATGATGTTGAGACAACAGCACCCACCTATCTTGATGTTGCAAAACCTAGAACAACAAAAACTCTTACTCAACAGCAAATTAATTATGAGACTGGTAAGACTCTTAAATTAAATCGTGTTTATGGATCACCTACCATTGGAATTGGAAATACATATGTTTTAAGTTTACGTGATACAAGAGTTGGAGTTAATTCAACTGCAATTGCAGGAAAAGAAATCGGACTAGCAAGGGTTTATGATTTTAATCTTGACTCTGGATCTTATAATGCACCAAACTCGGATACTAATGAGTGGGGATTATCACTATATGATGTTCAGTCTACTACTGAAATTACTTTAAACGAAAATATTACCCTTCCTGTTCCTACTTTCATCAAAGGAAAGAATAGTGGTGCTACTGGATTCTTAAAAGAGACAGCAACAAATACCAAGTCTCTTGTACTTTATGAAACTTCTGGTAAGTTTATCAAAAACGAAAATTTTATCATTGATGGTATTGAAAATCCAAGAGTTGCAACTGCCGTTACTTCATATGGTATCAGTGATGTATTATCAGTATTTGGTAGTCTTAATGGTGCTGAAGTTGGAGCAGCAAGAACTTTCTCTGCTGATGTAGTTCTTGCCCCTAAATTTAACATTGGTGTTGCCACTGTAACCGCTGCTGCTGCTAACTTTACATCAGTTATTAGATCTACAAATTCACGTTTCCCTGGACAAATTAAAGCAGGAAATATCATTTCTTTTAGTGGTGATTTATCTCAAGATCCTGTTTTTGCCTCAGTTGTTAGCGTTGCAACATCTTCAGTAACTATTACAGGTGTATCTACTGTTGAAGGTGTAGCAAGTGGTGCTATTCCAACTTCTGCAGCAACATTGAATGATGTAAAAGTTATTGCTGGTGATCTTGGAGCATCTAATGATAATACTCTCTATACTGAAATGCCAAGGCGTCACATTTCAGAGGTAAAACTTGATGATGCATCTTTAGTTATTAGAAAAACTCAGCAGGTTAACATTCTTGATAATAAGTTAACTGCTGCAGTAGTAACAGAATCTAATGAAACATTCTTACCATTTACTCCAGAGAGATATCTATTAATTAGAAGTGATGGCACAACTGAAGAACTAACTTCTGATAAAGTACAGATTAACGCAGGATCAAATCAATTAGAGATATTTAATCTTGGAAATGATGATGAAGCAACTTTAGTTACAACTCTGACTAAAATAAAACCAAAAGCAAAAAATAAAATTAGAAATAGAGTTGATTCTATTGTAATTGATAAATCTACTCAAGCTGCATCAGGAATTGGATCTACTACATTAAATGATGGATTAACACATGGAAATTATCCATTTGGAACTAGAGTACAAGATGAAAGTATCTCACTCAATCGTGCAGATATTATTGAAGTACATGGCATTTATGAACTAGCAACAGATCCTGCTGTTAATAACACTGATCCTACGGCTCCTTCGATGGTGCTGTCAAATCTATCAGGGCCTACAGGAAAAACCTCAGATTTGGTTATTGGAGAGGAAATTAAAGGACTAACCACTAATTCTCGTGCTATTGTTGGTAGAAAAGAAACTGATGCAAAGATTTTATATCTTCCTAAAAATCAAATAAACTTTAATGAGGGTGAAACTGTTGAATTTGTTGAATCTGGAATAAAAGCTATAGTTACTACCTTAGATACTCCAAGTAAAGATATTTCTTTTAAATATGGATTTACAAATGGACAAAATGGAGAATTCTATGGTTATGGTGTCCTTAATAGAAAAAATGGTGAAGAAGCACCTAAGAGAAAAGTAGTCGTATACTATTCAAATGGTTACTATGAGTCAACTGATGATGGTGATATTACCACTGTAAATTCATACTCTAATTTTGACTATGGTAGTGAAATTCCTAGTGTTAACTCACTCAGAAACACTGATATAATTGATATTCGTCCAAAAGTTTCTGATATTGAATCTGTATCGGAAGGTGATAGATCTCCCTTAGAATTTAAGGGAAGAACATTTAATGTTTCTGGAAATTCTGCTACAAATATTCTTGCTTCAAATGAAGGAATTTTAACAGATTTCTCTTATTACCTTGGTAGAATTGATAGAGTTTATTTGACAAAAGATGGAGTATTCCAGGTTAAATACGGCACTCCAGCAGAAAATCCAGAAAAACCAACCTCTGTAGATGATGCTTTAGAAATTGCAACCATCTCACTTCCTCCTTTCTTATACAAGGTTTCAGATGCATCTAAGAAATTCTTAGAGCATAAACGTTATAGAATGGTTGATATTAAACAACTTGAAAATAGAATTAAAAATCTTGAATTCTTTACTTCACTTTCGCTTCTTGAAACAAATACTGCTAATCTCTTTGTTCCCGATGCAAATGGACTTAATAGATTTAAATCTGGATTCTTTGTAGATAACTTCACTTCTTTCCTCGCTCAGGAAGAATCTGTTGATCTTAAGAATAGTGTTGATTTTACTAATAAGCAAGCACGTCCAAAACACTATACAACTCAGGTTGATTTAACACAAAGTCTTTCTGGAAGTGGAGACTTAAAAGTTGCTGTTCCTGATGGAAATAACATCAGGAAAACCGATGATATTGTAACACTAGAATATTCTGATGTAGAGTGGTTGAGTCAACAATTCGCTACAAGATCTGAAAGTGTTACACCATTTATTATTGGATTTTGGATCGGAGCTCTCAATCTTACACCAGCATCTGATTCTTGGACTGATCAAGTAAGACTTGAGGCAAATATTGTTCAAGCAGAGGGTAACTTTACAGAAACCCTTGAGAGGGCAACTAGAACTCTCAATGTAGATCCTCAGACAGGATTTGCTCCTGCAGTTTGGAACTCTTGGGTTAATAATTGGACTGGTAGAGAAGAGGTAATTGATACTGTTGATAGGCAAACCTCAACCACTAGTAGACAAGTGGGTGTAAGACGTGCTGGATGGTGGGGTGATATTATCACAACTACAAATACTACCTTCAGAGATACAACTAGAGAAATATTTGAAACTGGTGTTGCAACTAGAACTGGAGCAAGAACAGTTATTAGTGAACAATTTGATAATGAATCTCTTGGAGATAGAGTTGTAAGTAGAGATTTAATTTCATTTGCTCGCTCTAGAAATATTGAATTTAATATTAATTCACTCAAACCCTATTCACAATTATACGGATTTTTTGATGGTGTTGCAATAACAGATTATTGCATTCCCAAACTTCTTGAAATTAGTATGGTTTCAGGAACTTTCCAAGTTGGAGAAACCATAACTGGTACAATGAGATCTGTTGGAAATGCACCTTCAACAGATAGCAATCCTCAAATAACTTTTAGAGCAGCACAATCAAATCATAAAGAGGGAGCATTTGATAACGCCACAGAAGTATTCACAATCAATCCTTATAATAAGGATAGAACAATTCCTAGAGCGTATTCTTCTACATCAACTATCCTTAACGTAGATACTTTCTCGTTATGTGATCAACCTCAAGGTGATTTTATTGGATATGTTGCTCAGGGAATGGTTCTTGTAGGAGAAACTAGTGGTGCTCAAGCAACTATTACTCAAGTAAGATTGGTTGCAGACTTCTCTTCTTCATTAATTGGAAGTTTCTTCATACCTGATCCCAATATTACAAATAATCCACGATTTGAAGTTGGAACAAAAGTTCTTACTTTCATAGATGATATTAATAATAATCTTAATGAAGCATCTACTCGTGCAACATCAACATTCTTGATTAGTGGAGTTATCGAGACAGTTCAAGAAAATATTGTTTCTGTTAGAAATGCTAATGTTCAGTCTGAAGAAGTTGCTGAAGAAAGGGATATCAGAAGACAAGATGATACTTTTGGCACTGAAGTCATTTCAACTGAAGTTTTAACTCAGAACTTTACTCGTAGAACAGAGCGAAGAGGAGATCCTCTTGCACAGACTTTCCTTGTAGAGGATGATACTGGTATATTCATCACTAAGTGTGATGTATTCTTCGAGCAAACAGACAATCTTGGAATTCCTGTTATATTTGAACTTAGAACATGTGATAATGGAGTACCAACTACCAAGATTCTGCCACTTTCTCAAGTAATTGCTTTTCCTAAGGATATTGCCGTCAGTGATGATGGATCTGTTGCTCATACATTCAATCTAAAGGCTCCTGTTTACTTAGAACCAGGTGTTCAATATGCAATGGTGATGCGTTCTGCATCTGCGAGATATAGAGTCTTTATTTCAAGAGTTGGAGAAAATGATCTTCTCCGTCAAACATTTGTTTCTAACCAACCTTATCTTGGTTCACTTTACAAATCACAGAATGGATCTGTTTGGGAACCAAGTCAGTGGGAAGATCTCAAATTTACTCTTTACAGAGCAGACTTTGTAGATAGTGGATCAATCGAAGTATACAGTCCAAAATTAAGCTTGGGTAACAAGCAAATTGCATCTCTACTTCCCAACTCAATTAGTCTTAATTCTAGATCTGTTCGTATTGGTATTGGTTCAACACTCCAGGATAATGATCTTACATTAGGAAATACTATTGTTCAACATGGTAGCAATGCCTCTGGTAACTTTGTTGGTGAAGCAGGTATTGCCACTGGCAGTCTAAATGTTATCAATGCTGGTATAGGATTTACTCCCCATAGTGGTACCCTTGAATATGAGGCAGTTGAATTAGTCAACATTACAAGTAGTGGTAGAAACGCTAAAGCGGATATCACCGTTACTAACGGTATTGTTGCTAGTGCTACTATTTCCGAGGCCGTTGCAAATAGTGGCGGACAAGGATATGTTATCGGTGATGTACTAGGTGTATCGACTATCGGAAACAATAATCTGGGTAGAAATCTTAGATTATCTTTAGTATCAATCGCCAATACAAATGAAATTCTTCTAGATAACGTTCAGGGTGATTTTATTACTGGAGCAGGTAACACAGTTCAATTTATTAACAATGCAGGACTTAGAACTGATTTAAATAATGATCAGACTTTACCTGCTGGCGGCGGTGTTCTTATTGATGGAATTAATGAAGTAATTACTGATGGTGTTCACTTCACTGTCAACCATAAAAATCATGGAATGTATTTTGAAGATAATAGAGTTGAAATCACTGATGTTGAATCTGATATTCTTCCAATAAAACTTACTGAAGCGATTAATTCATCATCAACTTCACCAATTTCTGTTGATTCTACCACTGGATTTAATATTTTTGAAAATGTAGGTGTAGGTTCAACTAACTTGGGTTATCTCAAGATTGGAAGTGAAATTATTTCTTATGAATCAGCAACTTCTAACAGTATCACACTGGTTCAAAGAGGAATTGATAGCACGATTGCTAAGGATTATATTGCTGGTACACAAGTATTTAAGTATGAACTTGGTGATGTATCGTTGAGAAGAATCAACAAAACGCATAATCTTGATAGTGTGACTGCTGCTGATCCTCGCACATTTGATACATATAAAATCAAACTTAACATGGGTGAAAGTGGAGTAGGACGTTCTACAGGCGAAAGTTTCCCAATCCTTTATATGGGAGAAACAAAGTCTGCTGGTGGTAATAAGATCAAGGCATCTCAGAATATTCCTTTTGAAATCTTGACACCTCAAATTCAACACATGACTGTTAGAGGTACAAATATTGATGCTCAGGTAAGAACAATCTCTGGTTCTTCAATTAGTGGCAATGAAATTCCGTACATTGATCAAGGATTTGAAGAAATTTCAATACAAAATCCAAACTACTTTAGTACTCCTAGAATTATTGCTTCTAAAGTTAATGAAGATGCAAAACTTAGTAGTACTCCAGGTAATAAGTCTATGACTCTGAGACTTAACTTAGGAACAACTGATGCAAGAGTCTCTCCAGTAATCGATACTCAGAGAATGAGTATTATTGCTACATCAAATAGAGTCAATAGTGTAATTACTGATTATGTCACTGATAGTAGAGTCAACGGTATTGATACCGATCCTACCGCCTTCCAGTATCTCTCTAAAGAGATTTCTTTGGAAAATCCTGCAACTTCAATAAAAGTAATTGTTGATGTTTTCAAGGATAGAGACGCTGATATTAGAGGATTCTTTGCAATTGCTGATCATCAAAACTTTACTCCAATTTATGAGGCATTCCCTGGATTTAATAATATTGATGAAAGAGGACAAATTATTGATATTGCAAATAATGATGGTTCTAGTGACACTTTTGTCTCCCCTGTTGAAGACTATAGAGAACATACATTTACAATTGAGGAACTTTCATCCTTTAGATCATATAGAATCAAACTTTCACTTACCTCAACCAATCAAGCAAATCCACCTAGAATTAGAAACCTGAGAGTGATAGCACTTGCATGATGAAACATTTAAAAGTAGAAGGGCATAATAATCTTTTAAGAGATAGTGAAACCGGAGCTATCATTAACAACGATAGATCTGGTTTCTCTTCTTATATGATGAGTAAGAATGCCAAAAATGAGGAGAGTATTAGGATACAGAATGTAGAGAGAGATCTTGCTAATATTAATAATGAAATTACTGAATTAAAATTACTTCTCAAGGAGGCACTTTATGGATCCCGAATCAATTAAACTCAACAATTTATCTAAAAGTTTTGAATATACTAAATTAGCATCTGAGATAGATAGTTGTGATGATAGAGATATTTTGAGAAATATCGCAAAGTCATTTGTAAAACTTTATTATAAACAACAAGAGACTTTATCAGTAATAAACATAAATGGCTAATCAGAACGTAACCTATGATGTAGCATCTGCTGCACCGTATGCCGTAAATTTAAATATATACGGTGGAGCAACCTTTAGTGATAAATTCACAATTACTAATCCTAACGGATCTGCATTTAGGTTTGACACTGGTGCTGGTACAACTGCTGGATTAGCAGTTACTTGGACTGGATCTGCTGCAATATCAAAAAGTGTTGCCATAGGTGCCACACTTGGTGTAACTCAAGCTTTCACCGTTGGATTTACAAGTGCAGCAGGTGGTGTTATTACATTATCTTTGGGATCTACTGAAACAAGAAATCTTAAACCTGGTAGATATGTTTATGATGTTTTAGTGAGTTCTGGTAATACTGTATATAATATTATCAACGGAGATGCCTTAGTCAAGGCTGGTATAGCGACATCTCCATAAATACCTAAAAAGTGTAGATAGATGCAACCATCAACTAGAGCGGAGTTAGTAGACTACTGCAAAAGAAAGTTAGGTGCTCCCGTCCTTGAGATTAACGTTGCTGATGAGCAAATCGAGGACTTAGTTGATGATGCGATTCAATACTTTCATGAAAGACACTTCGATGGTGTCGGACAAGTATTTTTAAAATATCAAATAACTCAAGAAGATATTAATAGGGGTAGAAGTCCATCTTCATCAGTAACTCAAGCAGGTATTGTAACAACAACCGCTTCATCTACAATTGATGGTGCATCTACGACATTTTCTTATACTGAAAATAGTAATTATTTACAGGTTCCTCCTTCTGTTATAGGAGTTAATAAAATATTTCAATTTGCTGGTGCTAACACTGTTACCAATAATATGTTTAGTGTTAAGTATCAGTTATTTTTAAATGATGTTTATTTCTTTGGAAATACTGAGTTGTTGTCATATGCTATGACAAAGACGTATCTTGAAGATTTAGACTTCTTACTAAACACACATAAACAAATTAGATTTAACCAGCGGATGGATAGGTTATACCTAGACATTGATTGGGGTTCAGTCAGAGCTGGTGAATATATTATTATTGATTGTTTTAGAACAGTTGATCCTAATGATTTTTCAAGAGTATATAACGACTCTTTTATTAAACCATACCTTACTGCATTGATTAAACGTCAATGGGGACAAAACCTGATGAAGTTTCAAGGAGTAAAACTTCCAGGTGGAGTTGAACTTAATGGTAGACAAATTTATGAAGATGGACAAAATGATTTAGACAAAATCATAGAGAAAATGTCCAACACTTATGAACTTCCTCCACTTGATTTCATCGGATAATGGCATTAAATCCTTTTTTCTTACAAGGTTCTCAAGGAGAGCAAAGTCTTGTTCAAGACTTAATCAACGAACAGTTGAGAATGTATGGTGTCGAAGTTTATTACTTACCGAGACAGTATGTTACCAAAAATAAAATAATTCGTGAAGTAATTACGTCAGAATTTAATCAGTCGTATCCCATTGAGGCATATGTTGATAATTTTGATGGATATGGAGATAATACCGTTCTCTTATCAAAATTTGGTGTTCAAGCAACTAATGAATTAAAGTTAATTATTTCTCAAGAAAGATTTTCAAGTTATATTACACCATTAATTAAAAATTTACCTAATATTGAACTTGCAACACGTCCAAAAGAGGGAGATCTGATTTATTTTCCACTTGGTGATAGACTTTTTGAAATTAAATTTGTCGAGCACGAAAAACCTTTTTATCAGTTACAAAAAAATTACGTATACGAATTAACTTGCGAACTGTTCAGAGGAGAAGATGAAATTCTGGATACTGGTGTTGAGGAAATCGATGATACCTTCAATGTGGAAGGAAATATCAGATCTCTCACACTTGTCGGATCTGGATCCACCGCAACCGCTTTCTCTGGAAGAATTATTAGTGGTGCCGTCAACCAAATTATCGTTACCTCTAGAGGTGAAAAATACAATCATCCACCCACTGTTGCGATTTCATCTGCACCTACCGGTGGTACCCGCGCCACAGGAATTTCAACCTTACGTAACGACATTGTTAATTGTGATGGAACTTTAATTGGAGAGAAAGTACAAGGTGTCTTCATTGTAAATCCTGGAGCAGGATATACTGCGAATCCAGGTATAGTATTCGTTGGAGTCAGTACTAATCCTGGAGTTGGTGCTGCTGCCACCACTAGGATATCCGACAATACGGTTGGTATTGTAACTATAAGTGATGGTGGTGGTGGATATGTATCTGCACCAACAGTTACATTCAGTAGTCCTGGAATTGGAACAACTGCACAAGGTGTTGCCGTTGTCTCTGCTGCAGGAACAGTCTCTGCAATCTATCTAACAAATGCTGGTGCTGGATATACTGTAGCACCCACTATTACCCTTTCTGCTCCAGATTTAAGCGGAAGTGGAGACTTTATACCTACAGAAACCATAACCGGTTCTACAAGTGGTGTTACTGGAATTGTCAAAACTTGGAATTCTGTTACAAACATTCTTACATATTCTAATGTTTCTGGTGACTTTGTTGCTGGAGAGACAATTACAGGATCCGAAAGCAGCGCCTCTTATAAAATTAGAGTTATAGAGGATGATAATACTGTTAATAATTATCCCGATAATGATGAAATTAAACTTTCCGCTAGGGATGGAATCTTAGATTTCTCAGAATCTAATCCCTTTGGGAATCCTTAACCTAAATAAACATAACTAAGGCAACTGTATGTTTGAATACTTTTACCATGAAATTCTGAGACGAACGATTATTTCGTTCGGAAGTCTTTTTAATGGAATTGAAATCAAACATTTAGATTCCAATGGAAGTGTTGATGAAGTTATCAAGGTTCCTTTAGCATATGGGCCTACTCAGAAATTTTTAGCAAGACTTGAACAATCGGCAGATCTTAATAAACCCACATCGATTACTCTCCCAAGAATGTCGTTTGAATTCACGGGACTTCAATATGATGGTACTAGAAAAGTAACCACAACTCAAACCTTCAAATCACAGAGTGTAGGTATTGCAACTGCAATTAGAAAAACCTACATGCCTGTGCCCTATAACATGTCATTTGAACTATCTATTTTCACTAAGTTGAATGATGATATGCTTCAAATAGTTGAACAAATTTTACCATATTTTCAACCAGCATACACATTATCTGTAAATCTAGTTGATACTATTGGGGAAAAAAGAGATATTCCAATAGTTATTGAAAATGTAACAATGCAGGATGATTACGAAGGTAATTATAATACTAGACGCTCCCTTCTTTATACAATAAGATTCACTGCAAAAACATATATCTTTGGCCCTGTTGGAGATACCTCAACGGCGTCCAGAGATCTTATCAAAAGAGTTCGTGTTGGATATGTTCAAGACGATTCTTCTACTCCAACGAGAGATCTTACTTATACTGTTACTCCAAGAGCAACAAAAAGTTATACAGACAACGTTGTTACAAATCTTTCAGAGGACGTTGGAACTACCACCAATATTCTTCAAGTAAATGATTCTTCTGGAATATCAGAAAATACCTTCATTGTAATTAATAATGAGTCTATCTACGTTGATAGAAAAGAAGGTAATACTCTGTTTACTAAGAGAGGACAAGACGAGACTATTGTAGGATCCCATGTTCGTGGCACAGCAGTTAATCTAATTACAGATGCTGATGATGCTTTAATTGAAATTGGAGATGACTTTGGATTTGATGGTACAATCTCATGAGTTTTGATAGCTTAAATGAAGCGTTTGATGTATCCAGTGAGATTGTTTCTAGTGAACCTGAACAGATAAAACCTGTTCAAAAAGAAGTTGATGGAATTAAAACAGACACTAGAAAAGATTATGAATACACAAGAGGTAATCTTTATTCTTTGATCGAAAAGGGGCAAGAAGCAGTTAATGGAATACTTGAACTTGCACAAGAAACTGAGCAAGCAAGGGCATATGAAGTTGCAGGACAATTGATTAAGAGTGTTGCTGATGCAACTGATAAACTTCTTGACTTGCAGAAAAAACTAAAGGATGTTGAAGAGGAGTCGAATTCCAAAGGCCCTACAAATGTAACAAATGCACTTTTTGTTGGTTCTACAGCAGATCTCGCCAAACTTTTAAAGCAGAATAAGAAAGAAGATAAATAAACTATAGGGTGAGAAAACCCAAAGTAATCTTACTAATATTTTAATGGCGCAGGCTGAAGATAAAAATTTGCCATCACTTGATGACTATCTTGTAGAAGGGGATTTGCCCTCTATAGAAGATTATATTGAGGTAGAAAAGGAAGAAGTCGAAGAAAAAATAGAAGAAGCAGTAGAACCAGAAGTTGTGGAATCTACTGTAGATCTTACAGAAATTTTACATCTTATCAGTGATGTTAGGAAAGATATTCCTGAGATTCCTGAAGTAAGATATTATGATGATCAACTTGAAGCACTTTGCGAAGTAATTGATCAGTTAAGGGAAGATATTCCTGAGGTTCCCGAAGTAAAATATTATGATGACGAACTCGAAGCAGTTTGTGATCAAATTGATCAAGTAAAAGAGTTTATCGAATCAAAAATCGATGAACTTCCAGAAGTAAAATATTATGATGAACAAGTTCAAAATATTGAAGATAGAATTGATTCTGTCATTCAAGAGGTAGCAAATCTTCCTGAACCAAAATATTATGAAGATGATTTACTCTCAATCAAAGAAGATATTGAGAGGGTAAAGGAATCTATCCCCAAGTTCCCTAAATGGGTAAATGAGGTTAATGAAGTTCCAGATTTTTCCTGGATCGGAAAAACATTTAGTGTTATTGATGATGACTTTGTAAAAGTCAATGATACTATCGATGGTTTAAGAGGAAAAGTTCAATTTGATATAGAACAACTTACCGAAAATGTAGAGACAAAATACTTTAATAATTCAATCAAAATTGAATCAAATGTCAAGGATCTTGATAAAAAAGTAAATGTTCGTATTGATGAAGAGAAAGATAAAATTTGGAAAGAACTCAGATCATCATCTCTCAAAATGTGGGAGTATCATAAAGAGTTTAAAGATGATGATCGCAAACTTAAAAAACAAATTCTTGGTGAATATAATACCCTTAAGCAGAATATTAATAAAGAACTTAAGGAGATCAACTACACCAGCACTAAGACTGATGAGTTACTCCTAAAGTATTTTACTGAGTTAAGAGAAGAGATCTCAGAACTTCCAGAAGTCAAGTATTATGATAAAGATATTGA